TTTTTATTTGTTACTTTAAATGCCATTATTCAATTACATTAAATGTTACTGTCTCTAAATTTTGTTGCCCCGCAACTTTAAATTTTAACGAAACTGTGAAAAAATATCTATCTCTATCAGTATTATTTTGATCAACTAATATCTCTTCAATTGATATAAATGGCATCCATTCTGCAATTGCAGATTCTATTGAACTTTGTATCTGCATTTCTAAATCATCGGTGTTTTGTCCGAAAAGTGATTCATATAGAGCAGTTCCGAATGTTGGGTGCATTAGCCTTTCACCTCTTCTAGTTAAAAGAAGATTTTTGATGTTTGATTTAACTTGATCAATTGTTTGAAAGGATTGGTTAAAAAATCCATTATTCCCTCTTTGCAAAGGAAGAGTTATACCGATAGCAACTCTATCTTTTTCCGGTAAATCTTTAACCAATTTTGGCCCAACTAATATTGCCATTATCTATTTTTATCTTTACTTGCTGCTAACACCTTAGCACTTCTTGCAATAGCCTTATCTATCAAATCATTTCCAGTTGTTGGCATTGCACTTTGCATAGGGTTCGCATATCCCATTTGAGGATTTCCATAACCAATCATATCAGGTGTCATAGTTCCCCATTCACCATCAGTTCTACTAAATCCAGGTCTCATAGCAGTTTCATTTAAAATCTGATTAAGAGTTGGATTCTTTACATATTGTTTTTGTTCAATTTCTCTATCTTCTTCCAACATTGCTAAAGCTCTATCAAATGGATTTTCTATTTTAGTCTCCATTATAGGTTTTTGCACATTAGATTTTTTAAGTTCGGCAAGAATTTCCTTTCTTACTTCTTCTTTGATGGCAGAAGTTTGTTTTTTTACTTCTTCTTTTACTACAAGTTGAATTGCTTTAAAAAGTTTGTTCGTGTCCATAATAATCCTTTAGTATGTATAAATATTTAGTTTTAATATTTGGTAAGTATTTTATCCTCCATATAAACGGGCTTCCTCTTTTCTTCTATTAACCAATCCAGGATACACAACTCCTCCTCCTGTAATAGGTCCTGATGCTATTAACTGAGATACCGAAGCATTATCTCCGGTTTTAATAGCATTTACCATACTACTCTTAAGAGAACCCACATTATAAGTAAAACTAATCAGAGCAGCTTTTTGTTTATCGGTTTGCTTATTCCAATTTTCTACACCAATTTGTCTTATAATTCTTTTTTTATAATCATTTTCTAATTCATATTTCAACATTATCCTAGCATCTTCTCTAGTCGTTATATCACCCGCTTTTACTTCTTTGATAACTCCGTTTTTATAAATTTTATCACTTCCAAACCCTAATCTAAGATGATTTACATCCCAAGTAGCAGCCGCAATAAATCCTTCTTTTTGTGAAATATATGATGATGCTATATCTAAATAAGAACCACTTAATGAATTTACATCTAATTCACCACTACTATCAAATGCAGATGTTCCTATTGGAGGAGCTGCACTTTGTTTTGCCAAATCTTCTATTAATTTACCTTTTGCCGCAAGATCTTTCGCATCTGCAAAAGCATCTCCAAATCTTTCTTTTAATAATTTATTAATTTCTTCATTATCAGCAATCATTTGTTGATAATCTGGACCGAAATCTATTGGGTTAGAATCAACTGAAAATCCACTCCATGGTAAAAATCCAGGACCAGGTGTTCCTAATGGTGGGTATGTAGAAGTTGTTAAGGTAAAACCTTGAATAGTGCTTAAATGTAAATTAGCAGCTAATATTAGTTTATTTAAAAATCCATCTACATTATCCAATCCTTCATATGTAAATGGAATACCTATTTGAATTCCAGGAACTGATACCATATTTTGTGTAATCAATATATTCGAAATCGAACCAGGTGCAGGTATAAGAGGTGTAAATAATCTTTGTAAGGTTGCTCCACTCCAATATCCTATAAATCCGTTTGCTATAAAATTTATAACCGGTAATTGAACTGGCGATGATTGTTGTTGGATAAATGTTAATTTTATCATATTTTCCAACAAAGCAACATTACCCTGTTCAACGGGATTTTTAAACATAATATCACCGGCAGGAGGAGCTTTCATTGTATTATCATAAGCAGTTGCTATTATTTTAGCAACATCATCCAATGAAGAAGGCCCCGATTCCATAACCGATTTTACCTGTAATTTAAACGTATCCCACATTTTAAATTTGGATTTTTACTCTAGATGATAATAATGAATTTAATTTGGAAGCCATTTCTTTAAGTTCAGCTTCTCTAACTGGATCCATACCAGCAGTTGGACCGGAAGGAGTTAATAATCCACCATTTTTAAGATTTATGATACACGCAATTAAATCGGATAATAATTCTATCAAAGCATCTCCATCTATTGCTGATCTTAAATTATTAGAACCCAAATTAATTTCACCAGCTTCACCTATGTGAAAATTTATCTTTTTATCAAATGATTGAATATCAATATCATTTTTAGAATTGATATTCACACCATTATCAGCATCAACTGAAAATATACCATCCGTAATAACACCATAATTACCTTTACTCCAAAATATCATTTCATTTTTTCGTGAAGAAAAAACCAATCTATCTGAAGTGATGATACATTGATCACCATTTAATGTTTTAGGATAACCTTCAAATGCATAATCATCTGGACTTCCAGCAAATACAAATTTAGTGCTTTTATCCGGTCTAGTTTTAAAATCCGAACCTCCTAATGCATCCGGAGTTCCTGGAATAAATTTAATATTATTTTTATCACCACTTGATAATAATATAGTGCTACCATCTCTATTTAAATCCTCTTCTATTGTTACATTTTCAGGAAATGTCGAATATTTGGCTGATTCTTTATTTCTAATAGTAATAGTTTCACCTAAATTATTTCCAGAAGTTTTGTACCCGGACATTCTTATAGATTGTCCGTGTCTAGATTGAATTATAGTATCACCTTCATAAACTTTTAATCTATGAGTTTTTTGTTTTTTAAAATAATCACCCAAACTACCACCTACTCCTGCTAATGTTGATACTATGCCACCCAAAGATTTAAAATTATCTAACCCAGCTTTTGGTTGATTATTTGGTCCTTGTCCAGGAGGTGGTTGTGAATTATTTATAGTTTTATTAAAATTGATTCTTCTATACATTGGTATTGTTCCGTTGTAATGAATATCAACTACTTCACTAATACACGGTATATCCAAAAATTGTTCATCATATGGATAAGCAATAATAGTATTAGACATATTCCTACCAATTGCTTCCAATTCAACTGCTCCAGGAGAAATTGTTCTTCCATTTGCTTCTTGTGAAAAATCTAAATAAACTTTTTTTACTACACCTATTGCTACGTTATTAGACGTTACATAATTTTTACCACCACCCGATGGATTTACGGCTTCATATGCATCATCTTTAAACAATCCCATTATTTTCTTTTTTCTAGTTTGTTTTGAATTTCTTGTAACTCAAATTCAATATCATCCACCTTTTCTTGAGTTTGTTTTCCCAAATCATCCGCTACCATTTTAACTTCTTCTAATAATTGAGCTCTTTCAGCTTCAGTTAAAAATCCATCATCATTAGTTCCTTTGTTTTCAGCAGCTGTAATTCTTTGAGCAATAGTAGCCAATCGTATAAGTAAATCATCATTCTCTACTGAGAATTTAACTAAATCTTTAATAATAGGTCCTACTTCTGCAATATCACCCGCATGTCTGATTGATTTCTTAAATTCTTCAATCAAATCTCCTATTTTTTGCTTTTTGCTTCTTTGGTTAGTATAAATTTCCTGAAATAAATCAGATAATTTCTTTTCACCAAATAATACAAAATCTGTTGCCGTTTGTTTTGCCATAATCTAATTTATATAAATAAATACGAAAATATGAAATATCTAAATATTAGTTGTTAATATGTTTAAATTAATCTCACCAATTGGTTCTTCCATTTGTAATATTAAATCATTTTTATTCTCATAAGAATTATTTAAAATATATCTATATATATTTTCTATATTCAAATTTGTATAATAATTCATTGTATTATAATTATGTTCTATTATATCAGTAATTTCTTTTGAAGAACACAACTTTCTAACTTCTCCGATTGTCATTTTGGAAAACTTTTCAATAACATCTGAATAATCATTTATTGTTTTATCGATGTCATTCACATCTATCTTAAAATCAAATAAAGAGTTATAACTCTTAAATCCTAAATCCTCTATTATCTGGATTTGCTCTTCCGATGATATCAATAATAAGAATGGTATTTTAAATGCAAAATTTCTTAAAGTTTTTTCAGTTAAATGAGATGAATATCCTTTATTATCTAACCCGAATTCTGCAAATGTATCAATTGTAAATCCAAAGAATGAATTTTTGAAAACACTTTGAAATGTTAATTCACTTTCATAACTAATACTTTGATAAACATCTCCCGCATCTGGACTTTTTAATATATCATTATACTCACATAATTTGTTTAATGTTTTTATATGTTTATCTCCATAATGAAAATCGCCATTTGCAGTTATATAACATTGATTCAAAAATAAATCTCTATTCAATATATTCTCTAATACTAATGCTCTGGGTTTTCGGATACTATTATTTATAAAAGAAAATTTTAAAAATCTTAGTTCCATAGGGATAAATCCATATAATCTAGATTTAACAATATGATCAGTTATTGATAATCCTTTATGTAAGCAATTAAATTGGTCTAAGAAATGATTGGTAGAATGAAATAATATATTTTTACTATCTACTCCCAATTCTTTTGTTCTTTTTATAAAATCTTTAGCATTACCAAAAGATATCGGTTCAGTAAAATTGTAATAAACTATTTTTTTATATTTTAATTCTCCTTTTGTTCTTAGTAGATTTATAAATCGATTTCCACCTGCTACACCCACAAATAAAAAATCTGCATCTAAATCCGTTTCAGATAAAGTAAAAAAGGTTTCATTGTTTAAATGAGACCTTAATAATATTTCTTGAGAATCTTCGTAAAAGTAAAATTTCATATTACATCATTTATAAAAGTTGCTAATTCATCCGCAATCATTCTATAACCTTTTATATTAGGATGTTGAGTTCCTCTAGTTTCCCATTTTTCTTTAAATTCCCAAAATGTTTCATCAGTTCTTTCTATTAACCAATCTCTAAAAGATTGCTTCATATATCCCCAATAATATTTTGAATTTATTAAATGTGTTTTATCATATTCTTTATTTAATCCCAAAAACATATCTTCTATACCATCACATAAAATATATTTAATTTTATAATGAGCAAAGAATTGTTCTAAAAATATTATATAGTTCTGATTTACCATTGAATAATATAAATCACTATATAAATTAGTTAAATAGAATTTTTTATAATCTTCCATAAAAAAATCATAATATCTATTTTCAGTTTGTGTTGAAGTAAAAAATCTTTCAGGTGTTTCCATAAGATGTTTTGTGCTCCAACTCAACCATTCACCCTTTGGTCCATGTGGCATAAAAGGTAAGTAATCTCTTAATGATGAACTCCACATTACAACAACTAAATCGTTTTTAGTAGTTATACCATTTTTAACATCATCTACGATTTGATTGAATATTTTATTATTAGGATTTCCACTTATTCCATTATTTTCATATGGTATGGATAAATTATCACTAAGAAATCTTACCCAACTATTTTCTTTTTGGTAAGCCATCTTTTCGTGTTTAGAGAGAGTATCTTCGATTTCTCGATTACAACCCTCTCCAATTGTCCAACTATCTCCGTATGCTACTAATCTTTTCATTTCTTAGTTATAACATAATTTTCTAAAACCAATACATCTAATCCAATATCTAAAAAAGTTTTAATAGCAGTTTCTGGATCCATAATCATTGTTTGGTCTTTAATATTGAAAGAAGTATTCAATACAATAGGAAACCCAATTTTATCTTCTAACGTTTCTAATAATTTATAAATTCTTTTACATTGATATTTTTTCAATGTTTGAATTCTAGCAGAACCATCAACATGAGTAATTGCAGGTAATTTATCTCTATATTGTTTTTTAACTCCTACAATTTGATTCATATACGGAATCTCTTTATCATTCTCAAAATATTCACTCATAGATTCCCATTTAACAATAGGAGCAAATGGTCTAAATCCTTCTCTTTTCTTTACAATTTTATTTATTTTACTTTTCATTTCAGGATTTCTTGGGTCAGCAAGAATAGAACGATGCCCCAATGCTCTAGCTCCCAACTCCAATCTACCCTCAAACCAAGCCACAACTTTACCTTTTGAAATTTCATTTCCAACGAATTCAATGATTTCATCATCATATAAATTTTTATAGATTAGTTTATTGTTATATTGTTTTAATGTATCCTTTATATATTGTGTAGAATATCTGGGACCTAAATATGGGTTTGTATTTTCAACTCTTTCTCTAATAGTATTTCTATAAAATGAATTTAAACATGCACCAATAGAAGAACCTGAATCTGATGGTGCCGATGGAATCCATATATTTTTAAATCCTGTTTTTTTAGTAATCTTTCCATTAGCAGTTCCATTATATGCACATCCACCGCCTAACACTAAATTATCAGTTTTAGTTTTTTTATGAAGTTCTTTTAATAAACGAAAAAAATACATTTCATAAATAAATTGAACCGATGCTGCTAAATCTTTATGTTCTTGAGTAATTTCTTCATTTGGAAGTCTAGGTAATAATTCTAAATGTTTTGATAATTCAGATGAAAACATAATTTCATCACTTTTATCATATTCAAACATTTTCATATTCAATTTATACAATCCCTTTTCAGATGGGTATATTATATCTCTGAATTTATTAGAAAAGGTTTTTGGATTACCATATGGAGCTAACCCCATTACTTTATATTCACCTTCGTTTGGTTTAAAACCCAAAAATGCAGTGAATGTTGAATAAAACATACCCAACGAATGTGGAAATTTAGTTGTTTCTAATATTTCCCAATTATTTAATCTTCCTCCTTTAGCCAAAACAGTCGTATCCCATTCTCCAACTCCATCAACCGAAAGAATTGCAGCCTCATTGAATGGCGATGTTAGATATGAATATCCAATATGAGAATCATGATGAGAAATAAATTTAATTTTGGCATTTGAAAATAACCATTTTAACTTTTTCTTTAAATCATAATATTGTTTTACTCCTTTTAATGCAAATTTAAAAGAATCTTTTATTTGAAAATTCTTTAAACATGTTGTAATAATTCTATGAGTTTTAACTAAAGGTTTTTCATAGAAGCAAACTTCTTCTATATCTTCGAAATCTAATCCAGATTCCTTCATTATCCATTCAATAGATTTATGTGGAAATGAACTATCATGCTTTATACCACTAAATCTCTCCTCCTCTACTGCTAATATCACTTTACCACCCTTTACTAAAGAAACGGATGAATCGTGATAATAACAACTTATTCCTATACTAATCATATTTTAAAAAAATGTATCTTCTTCTATTTCAATATCACCGGTATTTAAAAATTCTTCTAAAATTTTATCCTGATGTGTTTTCATTATTGAAATAACTTTTGTTATATAATGTGTTTTATGCCCTGTCATCTCTCTGATTAAAAGATATAAACTTTTTTTATTAAAGTTTTCTATATAATCAACTCTTCTAAATAATTCTAAGATAGCATCTGCAATTTGAATATCTCTTTTTTTATCAAATACCGAATTTAATTTTCTATCCCAATATTCCAACATAACATTTCGGAATTCTATATGATTACTATCAGTTTCAATTGCAACTGTATCTTCTGCAGGATTCCAACTCTCAGGCATTGCAGACATCAAATCGTTTTGTTTGTATCTTTTGTAGTTGGAATTGTTTAATAGAATTAAATGGTTGAGTGCCATACGGGTAAAATATGAAAAGGCTTTACCCTTACCTTCTTGAAACATATGTATTTTTGAAATCATTTGAGATACTACTTCTCTTTTCACATCCGCTGGTCCGTCATCGAAATATGAAAACTTATAAGTATTCAAAACGTTTTCTGCAATTTTTTCAAATGGATATTTGATTCTATCCACATATAATTGATTTCTCTCTCTTTGGCTTTCCGATTTGTTATAAGCTATGATAGCTTCTTCAGTATCCAAAGTGAAATACATCTTATTCTTTGGTGTCTTTGGTTTTCTAGGCATGTTTAGTCTAAAATGTTTTTAAATGATTCTATTTCATCTTTTAATTCAGTAAAAACTACACCAACTTCATCATCGGATTCAAATAAGTTTCTACTATCAATATCTTTCATTCTATTATATAATTGAGTGTATCCATCTCTTCTTTCTCTTATAAATGTTTCATATGTTTCTATTTTATTCAATGAATTTTTTAATCCATAAATTAAAATAATAATGATAGATAACAATAATAATATTAAAATATATTCCATAAATTATTAAGTTTATGCTTCACCAGGTGTTCCAAAATAAGGATAGGATTCATACTCATCATCAGATTCTTTCTTATCTCTTAATTTATCTGCCTGTTTATTCAGAATTTGCACTTTCTGATTAATCATAACTTCTAACTCAGTTCTATTGAATAAACTTTTTTCAGCTGCCAAATCTAAAATGGATGCTACTAAAACTTCCATTTCTATCAATCTACTTGATAAAATGTTTATAGCTTTAGATTGGTCTTCTATAATTTGTTTTTGAGTTAGTTTTGCCATATTACATTAAAACATATCCTTTATCAATATACTTTTGAATATGTTTATATTTGATTTGTTCAATCATCCCTTCTGGAGATTTAGCCATAACTAATTGATTTCTTTCAAATTTAACATCTCTTTGTATCGGTTGATTTACATTTTTTTCAGCAATAGTAATACCATCTAATAAATCAATCATCTGCTGAGCATAGATACATTCATCCAATCCATCTTTATTATTTTCACCATTACCTTCAAAAATAACAACACCTAAATTATCAGTTTGAACTTGTAGTTTTGTTGCTCTTTTTACATAACGGAATTTTTTAGCATTATCAAATTCAGATACTTCTTGAGATAATAATGTATCACCCGAATATCCCGTAATAGTTGGATTGATTAATAACAATGGAGTTTCGGAATTTATATAAAATGCTCTAAAAGGTTGGCCTATACTTTGAGTAGATACTGCATATAATCCATTCTGCTTACAATACCTATGTAATCTAGTTTTAAGATTTTCTTCATCTACTTTAGTAAAAGTTGTAGATTCAATTTTCTTTAATTTCATAATATTTGTTTAATTTAACAAATGTAATAAATAAATTTTAATTTTCAAACTATTATTAGAATTTTTTGTAGGTAATCCAATAATTAACCGCATTTTGGTCGTTTATCCACTTTGATTTATCATTCCAATCAAATCCGGGTCTTGCATAATAAGGTAACATATCTTTAGCAACTAAAGCTCTATTGGGATGTGCGGTCATTTTATTAATTAAACCATCACCATCGGTATCTATACCATCAATTGAGCCATCACCATCATAATCTATGCCTCTTGGAGAGAAATCTCTTTGTAAATTCGTTAAATCTATATCTTCAACGACTTTTTTTTTAAATCTTCTTCGTATTTTTCTTTTGCTTCAATCAAAGCATCAACAGGTGCAGGTGGATTGAGGATATTTTCCGTAAATACTTTCGCATCTTCCTCTGATTGTAAAATATTTTCCACTAAATTGGTATCTTCTACCTCTTTTGTTGAATTTTTTCCACTATCTTCGTAAATTTGATAATTTTTTTCCATTATATCCTCACCATACATATTTTTCTTACCAATCATACCATTAAATGCTATGATAAGAGCAACTGCTAACGGGTCAAACACAATTACAATCAAAAAAATGAAGAATTTTACAACATTTTTCAATTCCATACCAAAAGCATCAGCAACAAAACGGAAACCACCAACTTCTTTTTCTAAATCTAAGTTTTTCAACTTAATTTCGTTGATTTTTTCAGTATTTTGAGCATTTTCAGTTTGTAAATTGGAAATTTTCTTATTTAATTCAGAAACTTGCTTATCTTTTGCATCAACTGAACGTAAAAGTCTATTATTTACTTTACCTTTTTCTAAAATTGTATTCTGAGTTGAAGAAAGATTACCTAATTGAGTATTTAATTGTTCAATTTGTGCAGTATTTTGATCAATTTTAGTTTGATATACTAAAATTTCTCTATCCACTACCTGTAATTTAAGAGATTGAGCCTGAAAAGCATTAGAAAGGTATCCAAATATACCAGCAGAAGTAATTAACATTAATAATCCAACTGCTGATGTTAAATACCATTTGTTAAATCCTTTAATTTCATTCCATTGTTGCTTAAGATATGTAGCTGCAACTAATTTAGCAAATTCCAATGAACCTGCCATTACCATTACAGAAGTGGCTGCTCCACTAAATAGAACACCCAATCCTGTTACGGAAAAAAAAGCTGCACATCCGGCTATTAATATTGCTGAAAACCCTACTAATATCTTTAACCAATTCATAGGTTATCCTAATGTAATTAAATCGTTGTTTGTATCAACCAATCGTTTAACTTCTTCTAATAAACGAACTGCTTCTTCATTGTTTGCAGGTCTGGCACCATGCATCATATCCAAAACAATACGAAGTCTTTGTTTAATTGCTTCGTTGTTATCCTGAATTCTGTCTTTAAATTTTGCCATAAAACTATTTTTTTAAGTGTTTAATCTATAAATATATACTAAAAAAGGGAAGAATATAAACTCTTCCCTTTGTAAAGATAATAAGAAAATTTTAATTATCCAACTTTAATCGTAACTTTTTTAGGTTTTGATTCTTCTTTCTTTTCTACAATGATTGATAGAATGCCATTTTTAATTTCAGCTTTAGCGGTTGTTCCATCTAAATCTTTGCCTAAAGTAATTCTTTCATCAATGTTTGCTACTAACTGATTGAAAGTAGTTTCATCTTCAGATTTTTTAGCCTTAACCTCTATTTTATTTTCGTAACAATTAATTTCAATGTTTTTTGGGTCATGCCCTAAAACTGATAATGCAATATGTGCTTTATCATCTTTTACATCAACTGCAAATTTCTGAGGAACGTATGTAGTTGAATAAGTTTCCCAAAGGGGTGCATCTTTTACAAATAATGCATCTACTAATTTGTCAAATCGGTTATCAAAATTTGAATTAAACATAATTTTAAATATTTTAGTTATTAATACTATTACTAAAACAAATTCCATACCAACTGAATGATATGGAATTATTGTCATAGTTTATTGACAATTTGTCATTATCCAATAACTTGTTGTCTTTCAATAAATGAACTCATAGAATCTGCGAAATGCAGGATATGATACATAGGTGTCTTAATAGAAGCTCCCGAAACATAAGTTTTTAAATATTTCTGATTATCCTCATCATACATACCATCAGTAAGTTTAATACCAAAATATTCTTTTTCATTATACTGAATACCATAATGATTTAAAGTAAAGAAAGTTCTATCAGTTAAAGTCATATAAGTGTTAGCTTCATTTCTTTTATAGAATTCTCCTCTATTTTTAATATGCCAATCTGAATCATTAGGAATATAATGCATTTCTTCTTTTGTTCCTAATTTACCTAAATCATGATGCAATGCTGCAAATAATAATTCATCATCAGTAAAATCAAATTGACAACCTGCATCAGCAAAAGTTTGTTTCATTCTTAATGCATTTTTACATACATTAAAAATATGGTCAATATAACCACCTTCATAAGCATTGTGAAAATTTTTATTACCACTCGCAGGTGATAACATAAGAGAAGGACCAAGTTCTTCCATTGAATACATATGTAAGCACTTTTCTAACCTCTCTCCTTTTACATACTTCTTAATGATTCCAATAAATCTTTGGTAATTCTGTTCTAATTGTTCATTTGTGTAATTCTTACTCATTTCTTTTATATTTTAAGTTTTATTTTTTCTTTAGCTTTTTGCTTTACTGATCTAGTTATTAAAATGATACCCCAAATATACGAAAATTTTTGCAATTTTCCAAGCAAAACCAAATATTTTTTTTACAAAGAGAAAAATTTATTAAAAACTTCTTTATTAACCTTCTTATCATCTCTCAATTCCTCAACGGGTTTAAGTAATTCATCATAACCATCTATACTCTTTCCAATATATTCATGACAATAAGATGCTCTTTGTTTTATGGTTTTATAAATTTCTGAATGGTCGTTATTATTGATTCTAACTTTACCATTAAATAAGGTAGGTTTCCAACTTTCGGTATGAACATTTCGATATTCACCCAATGCAGGATTTATTGTTTTAGTGTAATACTTTCCTCCTATGTTCTTTATTATACCCCCACAAAACTCTGAAATTTTACTTCCTATACCCATTCCCTGATAATCGGGATGAACTACTACTCTACTACCTCTATATCCAGGAACACCTCCCGTCGTTCCTAAATGCCTTCCTATTACATTAATAGCAATAGGTTTATTATTCCATTCAAATAGTAAATAAATGTAAGTTTTGTTTGCTTCTTCAGTTAGATAATGATGTTTTTTGAAGAAGTCCCAAGCTTTAGGTTCGACCCTACTAATTGATAAAGAGATTTCTGGTCTCCCTTGCCGAAGATAGTCGGGTTTTTCAATCCCGCCTCCTTTCATTGGTGAATATATCCAATCGGGCATCACCCATTCCATAATATCGAAATGACAGGATGCTAAAATAATTTTTTTGTTTTCCCTACGAATATATTTTTGTAAAGCAAAACTCATTGCTTTTGCAACATCTCTATCAACTACTGATGTATATTCATCTATTAAAATAGTTTCTCCATCTTTAGAAGAAGAAACTAAATAAGCTAACATTGCTCTATATTGTTCTCCATTACTGAGAAATTTATAAGGTCGTAACCAGGTTGGAACTGATGATAATCCCATTGCCGTTAGAACCCTCGTAGCTTCCTCTGGCTCCATCCAATTAAAGTTTGATATCAAAGGTTTATCTATATCAAAGATCACCTCTCTAACACCACCTAAATGATTTATAATACTACTCTTACCACTGCCACTTCCACCATACACAACTCCAATATTCCAATCAAAAGAATTTATTTCATCCAATTCCATAGGAATAGAAACAATGGTTTCATCTCTATTTTGAATGTCAAAATGCTCATAGACATAATCAGTATATCTATCATTCAATATTTTAGATTTTAATTCTATATTCATTATATTAAACTTTCTTTTGTTAAAACAAAATATAGCATATCCAATTCTTCTACAAATGTGCATATACCCAATCCACCACTATCAAATAGTTCTACAACATATTCTCCTTTTTCTAAACCAATATCTTCCGATTCTACATTATACGAACTTATTAAATACATACAATTCGGGTCCGGGTTTTCTTTTGGAAG